CAGCCTATGAGCGGTTTGGTAACTACATCAATTCCTAACGCCATCAGGCGGATAGAACGCAGGGAGACACGCAATGAGCATCCTTAACTCGAAGTTCGACATCACCTCCGTTGACAATCCGGTAGCGCTGGCGGCCCTGGCGCAGGTCCTCAGGGTTCCGGGTGGAATGACCCTGAATTCGGAAGGCACCCCTGTCGCGGGCACCATTCCGGCGGGCACCATCCTGCGGATGGACGTTGACGGTACGGCGATCACCGCCACCACCGCAGACATCAGCACGAACGTCGCCGTCAACGCGCAGAACAAGGTGATGACGTTCATCACTATCGACGGCAACAAGGACTTCACGGGTTCCTTCGTGCAGAAGCTCACCGTGTTGAACGGCGGGTTCACCATGCTGACCGACCAGTTCGACGCGGGTGCCTACACCCCCGGCAAGCTGGTTTCGTTCAACGGGGGCAAGATCAAGCTCGCTGACGCTGACGGATCAGACCAAATCATCGGCGTTGTTGGCCCTGCTGGTCTCGACGCAGTCAACGGCGTTCTGGAAGTCATCGTCCCCCAGGGCAGCGGGCTATAATTTAGTACTCAACCACTCTTTACGCTCAGACTCTGGGCAGATGTACATGGAGGCTTTTCAAAATGGCTTACAAGACAGAAACCCAGCAAGTCTCGGCGCAGTTTGTCAACTCGAACTTCGTCAAGAAGATCGAGGATGGTCGCATCAAGGAAGCAGCGGCTGAGGGCTCTGCCTTCATTCGCGAGTTCGTCCGCCAGGAGTCGTACGCGCGTGAGATTCTCACGCCCGTCCTGCTCCAGGATGACGAGATCGACCGTGACGAGAACACGGACGAGCCCAAGAAGATCGTGGAGAAGGAGCCCAAGTCGGTGGCCACCTTCGTCCAGTTCCAGGGCGCCGGTCCGCGTACTTGGTTCAAGGGCCCGCGTTACTCAGTATTCTTCGGAAAGACTGAGAGCCAGCACTTCACCAAGTCGAAGTTCCAGCTGATGACCTACCAGAATGATATCCGGAAGATGCTCTCGGATAACTCTGTGAAGGACATGGCGGATCAAGAGGACAAGAAGTGGCAGGAGACCGTCGACGCGCTCATCGCGCTGAACCCTGCCGAGCAGAACATCGCCGCCGCGGGTTTCAACTCGACTGCGTTCAAGTCGGGCTTCCAGAAGATGGTTGGCCGTCGGCGCCCCATCGGCAAGATGACCATGACCAAGGGCCTGTACTACGAGGCGCTTGACCTGGTTGCCACCAGCGTCGGTAACGACATCGCGTCGCGGCACTACGATGACGGCGTGGAGAACGAGGAGAAGCTGTGGGGCTTCCCGGTCATCACCACGATCAAGTCGACCATCCACGACCCGAAGAAGGCGTACATCTACTCGCCTGAGAACTACCTGGGCAACTTCTTCCTGCTCCAGGACGCGACCCTGTACATCAAGCAGGAGGCTGACACGATCACCTTCTGGACGTACGCGGCCCCGGGCATCGGCATCGGTAACCGCCTGTCGATTCAGTCAATCACCTTCCCGTAAGGTCTGACTGAGCTATAGTTAAGGGGCGTCTGGGTGTTTACCAGGCGCCCTTTTTCTTTCTGGGGCTCTAGAGCATGATTGTCACAGGCCCATCCCGGAGTACGGAGGTCTACGGTGAATTAGCCGGGGGACCTATCAACGGGGTGAACGCGTCCTTTACTACGATCTACCCCTACCGCACGGGTACAGAACGGCTCTACTTGAATGGTGTTCGCCAAACACGGATAGATGACTACACAGTTTCACCTCCCACAACGCTGATTTTCGTTTTGGCCCCGAAAGCTGGAGACCACGTACTCGTAGATTACCTTCGGTAGACTATATTTCTACCGAACACCACCCGCAGGGGCACTTCATGGCTCGTACATTCGTTCGGCAAGATACGCAGATTCGCAACTCAGATCTGTACGATGACACGGTCGTCCCGTCGGTCACGAACTACGAGACCAACCCAACCAACATCGAAGATGACCTGAGTTCGATCCGGTCGCAGCTTCAGAACTTCCTGAACCGCAACGGTGGGACGTTTCCGGTAGGCAACTGGTGGGATGACACCTCCGCTCCGGTGACGTTTGAGAACGGCGCCAAGCGCGGTATCAACACCACCAACCAAGATCTTCACGACCTCGAGCGAAAGCGCGTTCTCGTCGAGGTGACGAACCTCAACGACGTGACGGTCCCCGCGACCCAGAACTTCGTCGTGCTGTCGCTGGCGCAGGTTCCTTCCAACACCACCGCCGCAGTCGGAGCAGTCGCCACTCGCGGCTCTGTGGTAGCCAGCATCGCTGGCTCCTTCGCAGCCTTCTCGCTGGTGGAAGTCTCAGGCACCACGCCCATCAGCCCCAAGAACATCTGCGAGATCGTGGACGGCGCGACCCGCGACCCGATTCTCTCCAGCGGGCGCGTAGTGTGGGGCCTGCTCCAGAGCGAGAACGCGACGGACGGCTTCACCATCACGGGCACCACTCCGAACCGGGTGCAGCTCTCCTTCGTGCGGATCAACGCGGCTGGCGACGACCTTGAAGCGGTGACGGTCGCTGACATCGAAGGCAAGATCATCAACTACGCCAACGTGGAGCGGAAGGCCCTCGACGACCTTAACGAGCAGGACTTCCTGCGCGGCGCGACCCTCGACGTGGCGGCGTCCACATCGACACTTCACGCTGACGAGTTCACGACCGCCGTTCCGCAAGGGCAGGATGAAGTCTTCGGAACGGTGACGGGCCTCTCACCGACCCCGGTGAAGGTCGTCGGGTCCACCATCTACGAAGTGGTGGGTGCGCTCGTGCCGCAGTCTGGCGCGAGGTATACCATCCAGCCTTACGAGATGACTTCCGATGGCTTCAAATGGCGACTGACAATGGGTGAGGACGAATACTGGCCCGGTCCCGGTCCCGTGAGTCTTCAGGTGTTCTTCGTGTGGAGCGAAACCTAAAATGGCAACCCTGCAAGACCCTGCTGGCGGTGGATCAGCGAACGTCGTCGATGCGGTGACTCCCGGCTCGCTGGTCGGCAAGAAGGCCGCGCTCGTCACACTGACCGCCGCTACCATTACAGTATCGGACGCAGCCGAGGGTGTCCCCGGCGCGGCTGCGCCAGCCCAAGCGATTCAGATTGGCGGGACGGACGGGACCAACCTCGTCGCGGCGAAGTTCAAGCCTGCATCGACCGCCGCTCTCGCAACGGACCCCGCTCTCGTCGTCGCCATCAGCCCGAACAACACGGTGCCGGTGAGCGCCGCGTCTCTTCCGCTCCCGACAGGGGCCTCGACTTCGGCTCTCCAGACCCAGCCCGGTGTGGACATCGGGGATGTCACCGTCAACAACGCGGTCGGTGCTGCGGCGGTGAACATTCAAGATGGCGGCAACAGCATCACCGTCGATGGCACCGTAGCCGTGTCGGGATCAGTTGCCGTCACCGGCCCCCTGACCGACACACAGCTTCGTGCCGCCGCTGTTCCAGTGTCGGCGGCTTCTCTTCCTCTTCCGACAGGGGCCTCGACTTCGGCGCTTCAGACACAGCCGGGAGTGGACATCGGAGATGTGACGGTCAACAACGCCGCAGGCGCGGCGGCCGTCAATGTTCAAGACGGTGGCAACAGCCTCACGGTCGATGGCACCGTAGCCGTGTCGGGATCAGTTGCCGTCACCGGCCCCCTGACCGACACACAGCTTCGTGCCGCCGCTGTTCCAGTGTCGGCGGCTTCTCTTCCTCTTCCGACTGGAGCGTCTACAGCCGCGAACCAGACCACGCTCGGGTCACAGACCAGCAAGATCAACGATGGGACGAACACGGCTGCGGTCAAAGCTGCGAGCACGGCAGCCGTCGCCTCTGACACCGCGCTGGTCGTCGCTATCAGCCCGAACAACGCCCTCGTCATCACCAATGCGAGCATCGGAGCTACGGGCGCAGCACCTCCCGCTTCTGCATCGCTGGCAGGTGGGTCCGTCACCACCGCAGCCCCGGCGTACACCACCGGCCAGATGTCGGCGCTGTCGCTCACCACGAGCGGCGGACTCCGCGTGGATGGGTCCGGCGCGACTCAACCCGTCTCGGGCACCGTTGGTATCTCGGGTTCGGTCGCTGTCACGGGACCGTTGACC